AGGTCGAACTCTCATAAGCGTCAAATGTACTCACTAATAAGGTAATTTTTTTCGCAAGAATGCGAAAAACCATTCGTACATTTGACATTCGAGTTGCTCCTGCGTTACTTCGTCAACGCTGGGTCGCAACTCTCATAAGCGTCAAATGTACTCACTAATAAGAAGGGAGTAGTTAATATGGCGTTAGGTGGAGGAACATTCACGGTACAAAATAAAATATTGCCTGGTGCGTACATCAATTTTGTATCGGCGGCAAATGCTTCTACAACATTGTCTGATAGGGGCGTTGTGGCAATGCCTTTTGTGGCAGATTGGGGCAAAGAAAATGAGGTCATAGAAGTCACAAATGAAGCATTTTTCAAAAATTCAGTGAAGTTATTTGGCTATGACTACACACACCCACAAATGCAGATGTTTAGAGA